ATGCTCACTGAACGGCAGATCCGCGCGCTCAAGCCGCGCGAGAAGGACTATGTCACCTCCGACGGACGCGGCGCGCGGGGGGAGGGGGTGTTGGTGCTCAAGGTGCGGCCCAGTGGCACCAAGGAGTTCTATTTCCAGCGCCACGTGGGTGGGGCGAAGAAGCTGACCAAACTGGGCAACTGGCCGGACTTGTCCCTGACCCAGGCGCGGGACAGGTGCCGGACGGAGGCCGAGGTGGTGGTGAGCGCCGGGACCTTCCAGGAGTTGCTGTCGGCCTATGTGGCCAAGCTGGAGGGGGAGGGCGCGGCCTCGGCCGGTAACGTGGCCTGGTCGTTTCGCCATTACGTCAGCGAGCCCTTTCCGGAGTTGGTGCGGCGGCCGGCGGCGCTGGTGGGGCCGGCGCAGATTCGTGACATCCTCAGCCGGATGATCGACCAGGGCGTGACCACCTATTGCAACCGGCTGAGATCCCAGTTGCATGCGGCCTTCCAGGTGGGCCTGGAGCAGGAGTACAACCCGCGCAGCTATCTGCAGGTGAAGGTGCGCTTCGGCTTGCAGAGCAATCCGGTGGCGAGCATTCCGGTGCAGGAGGATTGGGAGCAGCCGGGCGACCGGGCCCTGTCGAAGGCGGAGTTGCGTACCCTGTGGCAGCTGTTGCCGGAGCAGCTGTCCCTGACCACCGCCGAGCTGATCCGCTTTCTGATCGCCGCCGGCGGGCAGCGGCCGGAGCAGTTACTGGCCTCGGAGCGGGCGCTGTATCAGGACGATCACCTGGTGATCCGCAGCACCAAGGGCCGGGTGCAGGGTGAGCGGCAATTACACGTGGTGCCCTTCAATGCGCCGATGCGCCAGGTGTTGCAGACCATGGCGGAGATCGATGCCAACGGCGCCTATCCGTTCCAGGGCCGTGTGCCGGGCCAGCCGCTAAATGTGCAGTCGTTGTCGCGGGCGGTGACCCATCTCTATCGCCGCCATGCCGCGGAGTTCACCGCGCCCTTCACCCTGCGCGACCTGCGACGGACCTGCAAGACACTGATGGCCAGCGCGGGCCTGAGCAAGGAATTGCGCGATCGCATCCAGGGCCATGCCTTCAACGATGTCTCTTCCAAGCACTATGACCGCTACGACTATTTCGCCGAGAAGCGCGCCGGGCTGGAGACCTGGGCGGACTGGTTAGAGAAACACATCATCCACTGAACGCTGCTTCAGGCCGCACCGTCGGCACTCCAGCGCATGGGGTCGACCTGCCAGGCGGCGATCGCCGATTCGCGCCAGCCGACGCGCCCGGCGCTGAGGTTCACCGGGCTGGGAAACTGCTTGGCCTTGATCGCCCGCCACAGGGTGGCGCGCGACAGGGAGGTGACCCGCAGCACCTCGTCCTCGCGCAGGAATCTATCCAGTTGGGCCATGGTGCTCTATCTCCTCGGGTGGCCGGCGCGGCCGGCGGCGGTCGGGGTACGCGACGGCTGCCGCGGGGTGCGTGGCGTGGCGTGCTTCATGCCGGACTCCGGCTGGCCGGGCGGCCATGCTCGGCGGGGCTGTAGTGGGGGTTGGCGAACACCCAGCAGCGCACCTTGTCCGGACGGTCTTCCAACGGATTGCGCTGCCGCTGCAGGGCGCGGATGCGGCTGGTGACCACCTTGTTGTCGATGAATCTGAACTGGCGGCTGTCCTTGAGCAGTTCTCTCAGGGTGCCCAGGTCGGCCAGGCGCTGGCGGTGCTCGGCGGCGCGCTCGACGAATTCGTTGAGGTTTATGGCGATCTCCCACCCGTGGAGGCTGTGGTTGACCACCGGGTCGCCGCTGAGCGACTGCAGGTAGTCGTAGACCTGCCAGAACTCGACGACCGCCGGGTGATCGGCGCTGATGGCGGCCTGGCGCTCCAGGGCGATGCGCACCAGGGCGCGCTGGGTCTCGGCGACCATGCCTGGCGGTAGTTCCACCACCAGGCCCAGGCCGTCGAGCAGGGCCAGCAGCATGGCGTGGTTCTTGACGATACGTTCGATGCGCAGGTGGCCGACCAGCTCGTTCTGGCAGTTGCGGCAGTGGTGGTCGTTGGCCGCGAGCGGGGCGCCGCAGCAGAAGCAGTTGTCGCCCAGGCGGCGTAGCTTGGTCTCGTAGCGCGGAAAGGCCTCGTGGAACAGTGCCAGGACCTCGGCTTCCCGGCGGGTGGCCAGCAGCAGGAAGTGGCTGAGGGCGGCGCCGTCCATGCGGCTCAGGCTGTCGGCCGCGGCGCGGCTCGCGTCGGTCAGTACCGGGCGGGTGAAGTGCAGCTTGACGATCCGCGTGAGGATGGCCTCGGAGGCGCTCACCGGAGCGTTCTGGCTGATGGCGATGGTGCCGCGGAAGGGCGGTTCGTAGGTCTCGTTGCCGGCGGTCTTCATGCCGCGGGTACGCAGGGTACCGCCGCCGAAGAAGTCCTTCAGCTCGTCCCAGTCGAAGCTCTTGGCGTGGGCCTTCTCCGGGTCGTTGCGGTCGCCCTCGATGAGCACGATGGGCATGCCGGCGACCTGGCCCATGGCGCGGCTGCGGCCGGCGGTGGAGGACTTGGACGGATCGAAGCCCTCGTAGCCGGCACGGCCGAACAGCTTCCAGAGGAAGGTCAGCAGGGTGGTCTTGCCGGCGCCGGCCTCGCCGGTGGCTTCCAGGAAGGGGAAGGACTGGTAGCGGGCGCGCAGCTGCTCGGCGAACAGCGAGCCGAACCAGAAGGTGAGGGCGGTCAGGCCGTTGCTGCCGAAGCAGGTCCACAGCAGCGGCAGCCAGTCGTGGCGATAGTCGCCGGCGGCCGGATTGGGCTTGAGGCCGATGGTCTTCTGCAGGGTCTTGAGGCGCAGCCGGCCGAAGTCGAAATAGTCCTCGTCGTTGACCCGGTGCAGTTGGCCATCGCGCACCGCCAGGTCGCCGAAGACGTAGCAGCCGTGCTCGCGGCTGTAGCCGACGTAGTCGATGGTCTCCACGGTCTTCAGGCCGAACAGCTGGTCCTTCATGATCTTGTCCAGCTGGGTGCCGCTGCCGGTGAAGACGGCGCCGGCGGCCATGCCCAGCAGGCGCTTCTTGAATTCGCTGGCGGCGGCGACCTGGGCGCCGGTGAAGGTGTTCTTCACCGCCGGGCCGTCGTGGGGGAAGTCGACGCGGAAGTAGTACCAGGATTCGTCGGTGATCTCGTTGCGCTGGAAGTAGAGGGCCTGGGGCGCGCAGTTGGCGATCTCCACCACGTTGCCGGCCAGGCGCATGGCCTTGTCGCGCTGCTGCTGGCTGGTCAGCTGGCGATCCTCGTCGCGCTCGGACTCCTCGAGGTGGGTGAGGGCCTTGTTGTACTTGTCCAGGTCGAGCTTGAACCAGTAGAGGCGATTGTCGAAGGTGAAGTGGAATTCGTGGCGCTCGCGCCATTCGTAGAGCAGCACGGCCTTTTCGCTGGCGGTCTCGGCCAGCAGCAGGGCGCCGTGATGGCGGGCTTCGGCCAGGTCGCGTTCACGCTGTTCGGCCCGCGTCGCCGCCTCGGGCTCGAAGGCCCAGCGCTGGTGCCGGTCGTTCCAGTCGACCTTGCGCCCCGGCTGGGGGATCTGCGCGGCGGTGCAGGGGTAGCCCAGCGCCCGGGCCTGGCGTACCCAGCGACGGGTATAGCGCTGGGCGCCGGGTTCGTTGTCCAGCGCCCAGACCAGCCGAGGCAGGCGACCGCCGCGTAGCCGCGCCAGCTCCTGCAGCGATTCTTCCGGATAGGCGTTGCTGCTCATGGCCGAAACCGCGGCGAGGCCGTGGTGGCGCAGGGCGATGGCGTCGAAGATGCCCTCGACGATCCACAATTCCTCGACCTGTAAGAGGTCCAGGTCCGGTGGGCACCACCAGACGCCCTTGTAGCTGGCGCCGGGCTGGAAGCGGGCCTTCTGCTTGCCGAAGCGCGCCGGCCGGTCGATCAGCCGTTCCCAGTAGCCGCCCTTGGCCAACGGGAAGCGCACCGTGGCCGAGCCGATGCCCTGGGCACGGTCCCAGTAGGTTTCCTGGCTGTACCAGCCCTTGATCAGGCCCAGGTCGAAGCCGCGGGCGAATTGCAGGTAGCCGTCGGCGCTGGCGGCTGGGGCCGCCGCGCTCGGCTTGAAACGCTCCGACCAGTCGTCGAAGAGGTCGGCGAACAGCTCCTTGACGTGCCAGCTCTGGCCGCACTTGGCCTCGCGGCCGCATTTCACCACCCAGGGGGCGTCGTAGTCGGTGAACAGCTCGCGCTGGTGGCAGGCCGGGCATTCGCCCTTGCGCAGGTAGTGGGTACCGGGGCTGAGCTTGAGGCCGAGTTCGCGTTCGAGGCGCGGCAGTAGGTCGGCGCGCAGTTGCGGATCCATGGGGTAGCGGGTCAAGGGTTCACCTGTGCATCCGCGGTGAGCTCCCGTACCAGACGCAGGGCACCCTGGGGCTGGCGCTCGGCGTCGTGGGCGAGGATCTGGAAGCTGCGGGCGATTTCGCGCAACTGGGCGCAGCTGTAGGCCTGCTGCACCTGCAAGAGCGGCAGGTTGAACACGATCCGCGGTGGCTGCTGGGGATCGCGAGACAGGGTGACATCGAGGCACAGCTTCACGGGCGCTGCTCCAGAGTGCGTAATTCGGCGCGCAGGGCGCGGGCGGTATCGGCCACGGCGGCCAGCGCCGGGTGGTCCTGGTGAATGCGCCAGCGGCGCAGGGGACCTGCCGGGACCGTGCGATAGCGGTCGTCCCACCAGTGCTCCTGCAGACCGGCGCGATACTGGGCGGCCAGCCAGCGCAGATAGGCGCGGGCTTGCGCGGGGGTGAGCTGGAGCGGGATGCAGAGCTCGGCAGGCATGGTCTTTCCCCTCTTCAGGGCGCAACTCGCCCCTACCCACGCAAGGCGGGCATGGCGCGGCGTCAAGGTGGGTGGTTTAGCGGCGGGAAGGGCGCGCGGGCGCTTCGATCAGGGCGGCGGAGATGTCCGCCACCGGGATGCGATAGCGCTGGCCGTGCGGGTCGACCAGTACCAGGTGGTCGGCGCTGCTGGCGGCCAGGTCGAGCCAGGGGCCCTGCGCTTGGGCGTCACGCCGGCGGCGGAAGCCGGCTGGGACCAGGTCGTGGCGGGTCATGGTGTGGGCTCCTCGAGCGAGTCCAGCAGGTCCTTCTGGTTGCTGGTCATGCGGCTGGCCTGGGTGGCGGCGCGCTTGATCTTCGAGGGTGCCAGTGGCAGCACCAGGCGCGGCGCCTGCAGTCCCGAGGGGCTGAGCTGGTAGTCGATGGTCTGGGTACCGCCGAAGGTGGCACCACAGGCCAGGTTCTTGCACTGGTACCACAGCGAGCGGAAGCAGGGCGTCTCGCCCTTGCTGCAACGGATCACCAAGGGACCGTTGCAGGCGGGGCAGACCAGGCGGAATTCACTCATGATGGGCGGACCTCCGGGAGGCAGGGCTGACGGGGTGGTTCAGGGCGACGCTCACGTCTGGGGCGCATCGGTGGCCGTGGCTGGTGCCGGCTTGATGCCGAGCAACACGGCGCTGCGGTGGGCCTCGCCGCGCAGGCATTTCTTCTGGCCGTTGAGCACCGCATAGACGGTGCTGGGATTGAGTTGGTGGCGCAACGCGAACTCCTTTACGGAAATACCCTGGAGTTCCAGGCGCGTTCGCGCCTCTTTGCAGGCTTGCTCGGTGGCATAGGTGTCGGCCATAGTTAACATTCGTGTGATTTGAAGTAATTGAGGTGAACGATATTCAACAAATGTTGAATAGTCAATCGCCGAGGGAGACTTTTGTTGAAAATTGGCGACCGGTTGCGTTTGGAGCGTTTGCGGCTGGGCATGAACCAAGCCGATTTCGCGGCCCTGGCGGGAGTGACCAAGACCAGCCAGTTCAATTACGAGAAGGGCGACCGCAGCCCGGATGCCAACTACCTGGCGGCGCTGCGTCCGCATGGCGTGGACATTCACTTCGTGGTGACCGGCGAGGCACTGCCGGTGACCGAGTCGGCACTGTCTACCGTGGAGGCGGAGCTGCTCGGCTATTTCCGCGGGATGTCGGACGCCAGCCGGGACGCGGTGCGACGCATGGCCTTCGCTATGGCCGTGGCCGACGGCGCCCTGGATGCGGGGCAGTGAGCTACAGGGCCTAATTCGGGGTTTCCGCACGCCTGGCAAGCTTTTGCGCAACTACGACGAGAAGCACTTGGCGATCCGTATCACAAAAATGTACTGTATCTGCATACAGTATTTTTGGAGGCGGCGACCGATGGATCAGGCGCGTTTGACACCCCTATGGCACGAGCGACAACCGGTGCTGCTCCCCACTCGTTTCGAGTTGGAGCTGGTACAGGCCTTTCGTCAGCTGTCCTGCAGCGATCAAATGACCCTCTGTCGCCTGGCCAATAGCCTGCTGCAGGTGCAGGGGCCGTTGCCACCCCGGGCCGACCAGCCGACCGTCGCCCCGCGCTTTCTGCCCCGCCCGCACTGAGTTCTCCCGGACTCGCCAGGCCACCCTTGCGGGTGATATCGGCCCCTGGCCAACGGCTCTACGGATCCGCGTCCTGCTGCCGCGCCTGACCTCAGGTCGACTTCTTGGCCGACCCCTGGCGCTCCTCGATCTTCTTGGCTTCGCGCTCCACGGCCTTGAGCGCCGCTTCCTTGCTGGAATAGAGAAAGCGCAGATGGTAGGGATTGCCCTGGTCGCCCCGGGTGAGGCTGACCTGCTTGCCGGTCGCCGGGTCCCGGTAATAGGCCAGCACACCGCTGTATTTGGGCGGCACCTCGGTGACCAGATCCGCGACCAGATCCTCCGGCTGCCTGGCCTGCAAGCCGCTGAGCTCGGTGACGAAGCCGCCGTCCACGTTGAGGGTGTGCTTGATATCGCCGCCGTACCAGATGATGTCGTCGATCTCCGGCTTGATGCCCGTCAGGGTATAGCTGAGTTCCGGGATGAGGTCGGCGCAGCCGAGGGCCAGATGGTAGGAGAGGGTGGCGGCGCCGCGCTGCAGGCTTTGCCATTCCGTCTCCGCCGCCTGGTGCGCCTGGGTTTTGTTGGCATAGGTGTGGCGCAGGTCGCGCGGGTTCTTGCCATCGCCGACCACCTCTTCCAGCCGCTTGCCCTGGTCCACGTCGTAGTAATAGGCGCGTACGCCATCGTTGGGGACGGTGAGCAGGTACTGGTGCTGATCGCCGTCCTGGCGGCTGAGGATGATGTGGGGCAGGTCCTTGCCGCTGGCCGTCTTGCCCTGGCCCTTGAGCATGAACAGCAGGCGCCCGGCCTTGACCGTGGCGACGGCATCGTATTCTTCACCGAGGCGGGTCAGCAGGTTGGCGTCGGATTCCCGCGCCTGGTCCAGCTGGAGAATCGGTTTCGCCTCCAGGTTGGCATCCACGGCGGCGGTAAGGCCCTGGCGCGCGGCCAGGATGCGCAGCACCTCGCCCAGGGTGGTGTTGCTGTAGCTCTGGTCGCGCTGGGTCTTGAAACTCTTGCTCAGGTCGGCGCTGCGGGCGCGCAGCTTGAGCAGATCCGGCGCGCCGTTATGGGTGATCTCGGCGATCAGGTAGGTGCCCTTGTCGACCAGGCCGGTATTGCTCCAGCCCAGCTCCAGCTGGAGGGTGCCCCCGAGCGGCGGCAGGGGTAGGCGGCCATCGTGGTCGGACAGGGTCAGGGTCAGCTCGTCCACCTCCAGGCCGCGCTTGTCGGTCAACTCCAGGCTGACCAGGCGTGGCGCCAGGCGATCGCTGATGTCCTTGCCATCGAGCCGCAGGCGATAGATCGGCTGGGGATAGTCGCCGTGGTTGGGCCCGCGCAGGGAGGTTCGGCGCAGTTGGCCAGTGGCGGGGTCCAGGACTTCGCTGATCATAGGAGCTTCCGCAGCAGGCCATTGGTGGCGGCCAGCGCGGTCCCGAGGAATTCGGCGGCCTGGTTGTCGTCGATGCGCTTGAGGGTGAGCGTGAAGCCAATGCGCCGTGGTGTGCCGTCCGAGAAGAAGATCGTCTTGGTCTCGTTGAGACTCTCGATCACCCAGAGACCGTAGATCCGGCCGGAGCCCTCGATCAACGGCCAGGCGCTGCCGGTACTGGCCATGAGGCGTAGCACATCGAGGCTGGTGGGCGAGCCGGCCAGCTCGGGGGCGAGCCAGCCGGGCAGGGTGATGGAGTCGTCGCCCTTGCCGACGAACTGGCGGGCCGGCTGGGCGCCGACGCGCTTGGTCACGGCGTGGGTGTAGGCCGTAGTACGGTTGAGCTCGTTGTAGGCCAGGGTATGAAGGCTGAAGACGAAGGTGCCAAGGGCCATCATCATGGTAGTCAACTCAAGTCTAGGAGGCTGCTGCGGTTACGCGCGGCCTGTTCGGTTTTCTCGCGGGCGATCTCGCTACGTACCAAGGTGGCGATTTGTAGGGCGTCCGCATTGGCCGGGGCGTTAATGGTGATGTTGAAGAGGTCGTTGCCGGCCGGTGCCGTGGCAGCAGGGCTGGTCAGGGGTGGGCGGCTGTCGATGGTCAGGGGCGCGCTGATCCCGGGTAGCGGGGCGGTGGCCGGGCTGGTCAGCAAGACGTTGCTGCCGGCGAGGCGTTGTGCAGCATCTATTTGCGGCAGGGGTGCACTGATGCCCGGTATCGGGTTGGTCGCTGTCCCCAGCGCCAACGCACTGGCACCGACGAAACGCTTGGTGGCGCCCAACTGTGACAGAGCCGAATTGGCGCTGCTGACCGTTTCGGGCAAGGCGCAGGTGCAGGCTTGCTGGGTGGCGTTCGAATCCTTGCCACCGAAGACTGAGCTAAGCCAGCTGCGGACGCGACTGCCCACGTTACCTATGGTTTGCTGAACGGCTGCCAGGCGGCTGGTGAGGCCGCCGATCAACCCGTCCAGCAATTGGCTGCCGAGGGTAGTGAAGGTGCTCGGCAAGTCCTTTCCGAAGTATGTCAGCAAGGGCTGGAAGGCCTGATAGAGCAGATTCAGCGGCGAGAAACTGATCAGCAGGGTGCCGAGTCCGTCGAGCGCCGTCGAGAAGGTCTGCTTGATGCTGTCCCACAGCTCTGCCAGCCAGGGCAGCAGGGATTCTTGAAGGCTGCCTAGGTTGATACCGAGGCTGTTCATCAGACCGCCAAACAGCTGCCCGCCCAGCTCGCTGAGTTTGCCCGGTAGGTCGACGCCCAGGTAGCCGAGCAAGGCACTGAAGCCGCGGTAGATCATGCCGATCGGTGAAAAATCGAGCAGCACGCTCGCGATGCCAGCCAGGCCTCCGGAAAAGCCTGCTTTGATTTCTTCCCAGAGACCGGTGAACCAGGGGCCAACGGTGCCCCAGTTGGCGTAGATCAGGGCGCCGGCGGCAGCTATACCGGCGATGATGGCCAGGATAGGGTTGGCCAGCATCGCGGCACCGAGCAGACGGACGCCATTGATGAGCAGGTTGAAGGCACCCATACCGATTTCACCCAGCAGTCGCAGACTGCTACCGGCTACGCTCAGGGTACCGCCACCTAGCTTAGCCAGTAGCTCGAGGGTGCCGAATAGCGCAGGGCCGGTCATGCTCAGCATGCCTTTGAGCAGTGTGAAAGGCGCCATCAGGCCGGCCAGGCCTACGGCCAGGGCGCCGAAGGTGGCGGACAGGATGCTCGCACCCATGGCGAGATCGACCAGGACGGCACCGGTTTTGGGATTGTCCTCCAGCCACTGGGTGACCTTCTGGGTAACCGCCGCGACGATCTCCAGCGCCTTGACGTAGGTCGGCAGGATGGTCGAGCCCAACTGACGGTACAGATCGGCCTTGCGTGCCTGCAGTTCGAGCTCGGCGCCTTCGGGAGATTTTTGTGCCTGGGTAAATAGGCCATCGATACCCGCGGTTCCCCGCGTCTTGGCGGAGCTTTTGTCGAGTTGCTCGCGCTGCTGATAGATCTGGGTGAAGAGTTCGGCACCGGCCTGATCGGGCAGGATGGTGCGGATGGTGTCGAGGATCTGGCTGTCGCCGGTGATGCCCTTGGCCTGGAGCGCGGGCAGCAACACCCGTTGCAGCCAGGCGGTCTGGTCCTGGGCGAGCAGGTCGCTGCCCACGAGCGCACCGGCGTCGATGGTGGCGCGGTCGCCATTGAGCTTGGTCTGACCTGGATTGATCAGGCCCAGGCTGCGCAACTTGTTCGCCGCCGCGCGGGTGGTGCTGCCCTGGTACAGGTTGCGGTAGCTGGCCGCTAGGCCATCGCCCACCTTGTCGCCACCGAGTTGTTGTATCAGCGGCTCGAGGCCGTTGTAGAAGGCGTGGGCGTTCAGGCCACGCGCGGCCTGCCCCCCTTTATCCAGCACCTTGAGCCATTCCGGCGCGGCGACCCGCCCCTGGGTATTGGCCAGGGTCTTTTGGACTGCGTCAGCCTGTAATTTGAAGCTGGCCTCATCCGTCAAACCACCGCGGGCGGCGATGACCGGCAGCATGGCGGTAAATTGGGCGGATTTGGCTGCCCCTGCGTCTTTACCGTAAAGGGCTTGGTTGGCGAATTGGAGCTTGGCCAAGGTGGGCGCTGCCAGTTTAGCGCTGCTGACGTCGCCGAAAGCCTCCAGGGCCTGGCGCATGGCGCCCAGTTTTTCGGTGGTGCTGGAGCCATAGACCCCCATGGCCTTGGCGTATTTGACGGCGTCGGCGGTGGCTTTTTCGCCTAGGTTGAGGGCGCCGATACGGTTGAGTTCTTGGTTGAAGCGTTTGGCTTCTTCTAGAGCGGGGCTCAGTAGGCCGAGGCTCTGCTTGACCGTGGCAGAGCCCGTCTCGCGCAAGGCGGTCAGGCGCTCAGAGACTTTGTCGAAAGCCTCGCCGCGCTGCTCCGCCTTGGTCTGGGCAGCCGCCTGGGAAGCTGCCAGACGCTGCTTGATGAAAGCCTGCATCTTAACTATGGCGGATGACATGCTAAGGGTCTGGGGATCATTCGCCATCGGGAGCGGCTCTCATACGGGCGCGTTCGCGCCAGTCCATCAATTCGGCCAGGCCCATTGCATCGAGCTGGTCCAGCGGCCAGTGGAAGGTGATGGCGAGATCCGCCATGGCATCCTCTATGTGGCGGGGAAGAGCGCCGCCTTGTCGGACTTCTTCAGCAAAAAACCGACGATCTTCCCGCCCAGGTCGACCAGATCGGCCGGGTCCAGGGCGCGCACCTCGGCTTCGCTCAGGCTGGGCTGGCTGATGCGCGGGACGATGCGGACGATGGCGTCGACGTTGAGGTTGAGCAGTTCGGAGAGCGATACGCCGCGCAGTTCGCCGGCAGTGGGCTTGCGCAGGCTGATCTCTTCGATGCGGGTCTCGCCGCGCTGTACGGGCTGGTCGAGCACCACGAGGTTGTCTTGGGTGGTAGCGGTCATGGGGATGTTCCTTACAGGCTGGACCGGGCCCGCCGCAGCGGGCCCGGGAGGGGTCAGATGCCGAGGGCGGCGCGTTGCTGGGCCAGACGATCCTTGCCGTCGACCTTCTCGACGAAGGCCAGCAGATCGATCTCGATGACGGTGACGCCATCCACGGTCAGCTTGTAGTAGCTGCAGGTGGTGGTGATCTTGTGCTCGGTGGTGCCGCCGGCACTGGCTTCGCCCATCTCGATGGACTCGTGGCGACCGCGCACGACGATCTCCACGGCGGTGACATCGCCGCTGTCGTCCTGCTGGTAGGCGCCGGCGAAGCGCAGCGGCACGGCGTCGGCGCCGACCGCGCCGAATTGCTTAAGCGCCGTCAGGTCCAGACCGCCGAGGGTCCAGTCCAGCTGGATACCGTCGTCGCTGAGGCCCATGTCGGCCTTGACCGGGCCGCTCATGCCGGCGCCGCGGAAGGCTTCCATCTTGCGCGCCAGCTTGGGCAGGGTGCAGGACTTGGCAACGCCCAGGTAGCTGTTGCCGTCGTTGAACAGGTTGAGGTTCTTGAGGGTGCGGGGCAGGGCCATGGGATGCTCTCCAGAGGCGCGCCCAGGGGGCGCGCCGGATCAGGTTCAGGCGTTGACGCGGGCGGCGAAGTCGACCAGGAAGCGGTCGGTGATGCGCTGGCGCAGGGTGAGGTCTTCCAGCGGCGGCACTGGGGTGTAGTCGTAGTCGAGGAACAGCTTGCCGGCCTTGAGCGACTCCTTCTCGTTGCCGTCGGCGTCGTACCAGCATTCGCCACCCAGCAGGTAGCCCTGGCGGGTCAACTCGCGGAACTTGGCGTTGATGCCTTCGACGATGTCGCGCACCAGGCTCGGGTGCATGGGCCGATCGTTGGCCCAGAAATGCGCCTCGGCCATGGTGTCGGCCAGCACCTGGGCGGTGCGGGTGTAGTTCTCGAAGGCGAACAGCGGATCGGCGCTGGTGGTGCGCGAGCCCCAGAAGCGGTAGCCGTCGTGGTTGATCAGGGTGGTGACCTGGTTGCCGTTGAGGTAGTCGCTGTCGGTGGCGGTGTTCTGCAGATCCCAGAACACGTCCTTGCTGATGCCGGTGACGCCGTCGACGGCTACGTTGGACAGGGTCTTGTGCCAGCCGACGCTCTGGTCCAGTTGGGCGCGCAGGCCCAGGGCACGGGCGGTGGCGTTGGCGGTGACGGTGGTGTTGGTGGTAGTGGACCAGGCCAGGAAGTCGGGCCAGTGCAGCATCAGCTCGCGGGCACCGAACTTGCCGCGGTAGGTGACAGCGTCTTCCTTGGTGGCGCAGCCGTTGCAGCTGGCGTAGACGAAGCCGCGCAGCTGCTTGGCGATGGCCACCAGGGCGGTGGTCACTTCCAGGGTGTCCAGGCCGGGCACGCCGAGGATGCGCGGGGTCACGCCGAGCTGGGCCTTGGCGGCCAGCAGGGCCTTCATGCCGGTGTACTTGCCGTTGGCCGCACCGCCGATGATGTTGCTGGTCAGTTCGGCGGCGTTGGCGCCGTCGGCGACCCGCACCACCACCACGAGCGGCTGGGACTGGTCGGCGATCGCCTGCAGCGAAGCCGCCAGGGTGCCCTTGGTGCCGGCCTTGGCGACCGCCGCCTGGACGTTGGTGAGCAGGACGGGAGTGTCCAGCGGGAAAGCGGTGGCGTCGGCGTCGCTGGCGGTGCAGACCATGCCGATGACCGCGGTGGAAACGGTGGAGATGGAGCGGGTGCCTTCGTTGATTTCGAGGACACGGACGCCGTGATGATAGTCAGCCATGAGGGTTTGCCTGCGCAGATGGTTAGGTGACGTTGCACAGGCTGGCGCAATCCCTTGCGCCTGTCGTGGCGGGGGGGTTGTGGGGGTTGGGGCTACAAGGCACCAGGTTGCAAGGTTGGCTGGTTCTAGAAATGAAAAGCCCCCGGTGTGGGGGCTTTTCGGTACAGGCTGGTTTAGCTGTAGAGCCAACTTGGTGGCGAGGGCTGCTCATCCTTTGGGAAGCCCGTCGTCGCTGGCCAATTACGCAAGGCGTCACGATAGATCAGGAGTTCCTGATAACGCTCGGACGCAAGCGTTGTGTCCTTGCCGAGATCTATCTCATCGCGATGTCGGGTGACTAGGCGGTCGGTTGCGGTTAGCTGATTGTCTCGCCATACCCGCATCTGCCCCTGGAGTTCGAGCAAGGGGTCGATCGCAGGAGCCTGGGTTACCAGGTCGCCGGTGTCGAGATACCAGCAGTTGCCGGTCCTGAGTTCCCAGTCGGTGTCGGACACCTCTATCAGTTGCTCCTTGGGCGGAAGCTCGGGATAGCTGAAGGCCTCGGTATCCAGCCAGCCGAGGATGGCGCGGCTTATCGGGTCGAAATGTGCGTAGCGCATGGTAATTCTCTCAATGTTCGATTATCAGAAGTCCCGGCATGCCGGCGCCGCCGGCGCCACCCGTACCGGATGTTCCGGCGTAGCCACCCCCACCGCCGCCGCCGCCCGTACCAAAACCAGCGGCATTGCCACCTGGCTGGCCGTTTGCGTTGCCGGCACGACCGCCACCGCCGCCCGTGCCAAATGGGCCGCTTCCGCCCGATCCGCCATTGCCGCCCTTGTTAGTTCCTTGACCGTCTCCGCCAGAGGTGGCACCTATGCCCGCTGAAATGCCACCAGCACCATTGGCGACGTTGCCAGGTGCGCCTGCCACGCCGCCCATCAGCGAAAGCAAGGAGCCGAAGGCAGTAGTCCCACCGGCATTCCCTGTGCCGCCGGCTGAGGCGACTGCGCCTGAGATGCCGCCTGATCCGCCTCCGCCGATCGTGATGGCGTAGGTGGTTCCAGGAACGACGTCAATGGGTGTGCGGACCACAGAGTTGCCGGCACCGCCGCCGGATCCACCGCCGGTACCGCCCGCGTTGTTACTGTCGTATCCGGCCGCACCACCACCACCAGCGCCACCACCGCAGCCTGAGACCCAAACTTTGGTTACACCGGCCGGACAGGTCCAGGTGCCCGAGTTTTGGAAGCGGTACACCGCTTTTTTTCGCGCGATCTCGGTTTGGACCCAGGCCGTGTTGGCTGCGTTGTTCGAGTTGTCGTTGGTAGAGGGAGTCAGGGTTTCCAGTCCGGACGACATGGCTACCCGACCGGTCGCCAGATTCACGGCAAAGGGCCGCAGGTCGTTCCAGGTACCGTAGGCATCGCCCTTGGCGGTAAGCAGTAGGTAGAGGGCGGTGCCATCGTTGCGCCAGAAGGAGCCGTAGTCACTGCTCACGTGGCGCCAGCAGTTGGCGTTGGCCGTCTGGACCTCGCCATTGAAACGCTTGGTACCGTTGACCGCCTGCTCGCCCTCGCTGGTAAGGATCTGGCCGGTACGGCCGGCAGGCAAGGTAGCGCCGCCAAGCTTCACTACGCCATCCGTGTAGACGGAAAGCCACTCGACCCGGCGGTCCTTGGCGGTATCTCCCGGGGGCGTATAGAAAAGTCGTTGCGACCAGCCGCCGTTCCCATCCTGAACGCCTTGAATAGAGCCGACGATCCAACCCCCTGCGTTGGCCATCTCCAGGGCAAGGTTACCGGTGGGCTCCAGGTTTTGCAGATAGGTGCTCTTCCAGCCATTGGCGGCGGATTTTCCGGCGAGCCAGTGTTGCACTTCACTGGGTAGATCGGCGAAGCGGCCGCCGGTGGCGACCTTGGCCAGGGACTCCGCCATGCTCACAGTCGTCCAGGCACTCCAGTCGCTCAGATTGATGCTGTTACGAAAGCTGATCTTGCCTCTGGTACCGAAGAACACCTGGTTGGCCCAGTTGCTGTTCGATGTCCCCGCGGACTGGCTGGCGATCAAGACCGTACCGTAGGTATCAGGCGCGGTGCCCTTGGTACCGTTGCCGAATAGATAGAGGCCTGGGACCAGGGTCTTGTCGTCCAGATCGCTGAGAGTTGTCAGATTGCGCGCCCCGATACCGAAGGCTGCCAGTTGGGCCAGAACGCCGGCGACGGTCTGCAGCTGGTCGCTGGTGGTGCCCAGTGCAGGGCGTGGTGCGGTGGGCTTGCCGGTCAGTGCTGCCGAGTCGAGCGGCGCCTTGCTGGCGTCTTGCACGGTGATATCCGCGCTGCCATCGAAAGCCACGCCGTTGATCTTGCGCGGGATAGCCAGGCGGGAGGCCAGGGGGCGATGCGGCTGCCGTCGAGTAGGCCGTCCAGGCGCGCCTTGAGCCAACGGGTGCGGTTGGCCAACTGGCCGGCCTGGCGGTTGGAGATGCCCTCCGCACCGCCTACCACAGGGTCGCTCTTTTCGATCTGGTAGATCCCGTTTTCGTACTGTTCCTGTTCGGTGAGATTGGTCATCAGGCGACTCCGTAGATAAGGCTTCCGTCGTAGCGGAAGGTGCCGCTGTGGTCATTGGGCGCGGCGGTGAAGTTGAAGGTCAGCGGTTCGCAGTCCGCCGAGCCCAATGCTCTGTATGGCCTTGGAGCCTGCGTTGGTGCGCTGCCGCTGTAGGTCTCGATGAACTCAGGGGTGGCTAGATGCGCCTCGCGGTGGGCCAGCAGCGTCTGGATGTAGGAGCTCGATTACGGCAGCTCTGGGTGTTTGCAGAAATCGAGCATGAGGGGCTCCACGAAAGTCGGGGGGACGGGAAGTAACAGGCGCCGTCACTTGCTCGTCCCATGAACTGGAGACAAACATCGGCCAAGGCGCCGCCAAGGGCAGGACGGCGGCAGGGCGGTGTGGGATCAGCATGATGGGTAAGCGCCGGAAAGAAGGACGCTGTACAGGCTGGCGGACCTGGGGAGCCGGGTCATGAGGCAGGGATTGTGGTGGGGTAGGCGACAATCTGTTGCTAGGCGAATGGTGCAGATGAGACACCGGTAGCCTTCCTTGGCCTTGGCGTATCAGTACTTTATGCAAGCGAGCAGGGCGATGTTGCGTGGGCGAGACTCGTTGCCGCCGGAGGCGGCGATGCTGATGTTGTGAGTGTGATCGCCGGCCGTCGACGAAGGCAGGGAGAGGTCGCCGTACCAGTTTTCATCACCGAATACCGCGTTCCCTTCCCCGGCTGCTCGGTCGGCCTTCACCGAGGTGGTGTGGCTGTGGGCACCCGCATTACTTGCCGTAGCGGTATGGCTGTGGCTAGCGTTCTGACCACTTTGCAGGCTGCCGAAGGTCCGCCCGCTATCTACCCCGCGACTGTCATCCCAGCCGCGGATGAACTCACCGCGCAGGTCGGGCAGGTTGAAGGTGGTGGAACCGTCGCCGGCCCCGAAGGTGGTGCCGATGGCGGCGAACAACGTCGCATAGGTGGTACGGCTGACTGCCGCGCCGTTGGCCTTGAGGTAGCCGTTCGGGGCGCTGCTGCGGGCGAAATATTCTATGGCGCCGGCACGATCACCAATGGCGTTAAGCACATAGGCGGTGGAGGCCGCGTTGTTGCTGCGGTCGCCGTAGGCGACGGTCAAGGTCTCCAGGCCGGAGGACATGGCTACCCGACCGGTCGCCAGATTCACGGCAAAGGGCCGCAGGTCGTTCCAGGTACCGTAGGCATCGCCCTTGGCGGTAAGCAGTAGGTAGAGGGCGGTGCCATCGTTGCGCCAGAAGGAGCCGTAGTCACTGCTCACGTGGCGCCAGCAGTTGGCGTTGGCCGTCTGGACCTCGCCATTGAAACGCTTGGTACCGTTGACCGCCTGCTCGCCCTCGCTGGTGAGGATCTGGCCGGTACGGCCGGCAGGCAAGGTAGCGCCGCCAAGCTTCACTACGCCATCCGTGTAGACGGAAAGCCACTCGACCCGGCGGTCCTTGGTGGTATCTCCCGGGGGCGTATAGGAAAGTCGTTGCGACCAGCCACCATTCCCATCCTGAATGGCCTGTAGCGAGCACACGGTATAGCCACCGCTATTCGCCATTTCCAGCGCTAAGTTTCCGGTTTCTTCCTGATTTTGCAGGTAGACGATCTTGAGACCTTTGGCTGCCGACTTTCCAGCTAGCCAGTGGGCAACTTCAGTAGGTAGATCGGCGAAGCGACCGCCGGTGGCGACCTTGGCCAGGGTGTCGGTCATCGCCAGTTCGCGCCAGTCGAACCAGGTATTGTCATGCCGGACCCGCATGAAGGAACGCGCCCGGCTGCCAGAGGTGCCGAACACTTCGGTAGCCAGCTGCGCGGTGCGGCTGGACGAACCATGGGTGATGACGTCGAAGGCGACTAGCGCGGAGTCGGTAGCGGTGACGCGTGGGTAGTTCTGGGCGACGGCCTTGCCCTGGGTACCTTCGTAGCGGACGGCGCTGCCAAGCCCGGCCTGGTTGAGGTCCAGGTCGATGCCGTTCACCGACTCGGCGCCCACACCGAAGGCCGCCAATTGCGCTAGCACGCCGGCGGCCGTCTGTACTTGGTCGCTGGTGGTGCCCGGTGCCGGTCGGGGCGCGGTGGGTTTGCCGGTCAGTACGGGCGAGTCGAGCAGGCCGTCCAGGCGCGCCTTGAGCCAGCGAGTGCGGTTGGCCAACTGGTTGGCCTGGCGGTTGGAGATGCCGTCCGCACCGCCGACCACCGGGTCGCTTTTCTCGATCTGGTAGATCCCGTCTTCATACTGGTTCTGTTCGGTGAGATTGGCCATCAGGCGACTCCGTAGGTAAAGCTTCCGTCGTAGTGGAAGGTGCCGCTGTGGTCATTGAGCGCGGCGGTGAAGTTGAGCGACAGCAGCTCGCAGCGCGCCGGGGCGACGTCGGCCAAGGTGCTGCGGATCAGCGCCGCCTGGGCGACGCTGATGGGTTGCCGGACGTACAGCCGGTATTGGGCCCAGTGTTCGGCATGACCGTAGAAACGTTCGCCGTCGTAGACGTGGTGGGCGTCGTAATGACCGCCCTGGGCGCCTTCGAGCAGGGTGAAATCCTGGTTACCGAGCAGGTTGGCCAGCGCCCGGCGCACCGCGCCACGGGTACCCTTGTGGCGATGGATGCGGACCGAGTCGGCGATGACCTGGCGTTTCCTGTCCTCGCCCCAGTTGGCGTCCCAGTCATCCACCGAGACGGCCCAGGCCAGCCAGGGCAGCAGGCCGGCCGGGCACCGCCAGGGATTCCAGAGATCGCGTAAGGGCACCGGCAGCGCCGCGAGGTCGGCGCCGGCCGCGGCCAGGGCCGTCTCGAGGCGGGTGCGGTTGGGTGGCAGCAGCGACTCAGGCATCATCGAGGATCTCCGTGGTCAGGCTGATGGCGCTGCAATAGGCCGCCTGGTCGGCGGTCACGGCGAGGTCATTGGCTGGGCTGGCCAGGCGCACGTTGTGCACGCCGCTCTGGTGCAGCGCAGCGAACAGTCCGGAGCGGGTGACGTCCTTGCCCAGGGCATGGCGCTCGGCGACATAGGCCTGTGCCTTGGCCAGGGCGTTCTGCCGCACCACGGTCAGTTCGGGGCCAGGGTAGAGCTGCAGGGTGGCCTTGACCTCGTAGGTGATGATCGCGGCGGCACTTACCTCGACGGTGTCGCACAGCGGGCGCACGTCTTCATCGTTGAGGGTGGTCGCCACCTGGGCCAGCAGGGCGGCATCGGGTGTGCCATCGCCCATGGCCGCAAGCACCACTATCCGAACCGTACCCTGGAGCGGCCGCAGGATGGCCACGTCCTTGACCTGGGGCGTGGCGGACAGCGTGTGGTAGCGATAGGCGTTGCGCGAGCCGGCGGTGGTGAAGCCTTCCAGCGCCAGTTGGGTGCGCTGGCGCAGGCGCTCGTCGCTTTCATAGACGGCTGCGCGTGGCGGCTTGGCGGTGGCGTCGGCCGGCGTTACCAGCGCCCGCGTGACGCCATACCAGGCGGCCAGATTCTCCAGGTCGGCACCGCTGGCGTAGGCTAGCAGCGTCGCCTTGGCGCCCTCGTTGATGCGCTGGCGCAGCAGCAACTCGCGATAGGTGTTTTCCTCGAGCAGCTTGGTCAGCGGCTCGGATTCCAGGGCCAGCCGGGCGGCCAGCGCCTCCTGCTCGGCCACCGGCCAGAGGGCGAGCAGGCGCGCTTTGCGCTGGGCCAGCAGCGTCTCGAAATCGAGGGGCTCGACGACGGTGGGTGAGGGGAGTTGCGAGAGATCGATCATGGGTGGACTCCGCGAGGATGGGGCGGGCGAGAGGCGCCGACGAGTACGCGCTCCTGGTCTTCCGGTGCACGGATGGAGCGGGGGCGGGAACGGCGATGCACAGGACAGGACGGGCACCGGAGCGTTGCGGGAGCGGCCATGGAGGAAAGCGCCGGGAAAGGATGACGCTGCACAGGCTGGCGGACCCGGGGAGCCGGGTCATGGAGCAGGGGTTGTGGCGGGTGGTGCTACAAGATGGGGCTTAGATTGGAGGCCCAGCGGATGGCCTCGCCCAGCTGGCCCGGGCTGTAGCGCTGGGGCTGCTCAAGACCCACTGCCTGGGCGCAGAACTCCGAGCAGAACCAGCGCGACCGACTCTGGACGCCGGCCGGTAGGATCTGGCTGCCGAGGATGCCCAGCCAGTCGTAGCCGGCGCCGGCTTCCTGCTCTAACAGCTGCTCGACGTGAGCGCCCTGGAGCCAGGGCAGGGGCAGGAAGTCCCAGACCGCTGGATCTTGGTCGATCACCTTGGCGCGCACGCCGCCGTCTCGGGGCGAGCTGGTGACAAAGCGACCGTCCGGCAGCACCAGCTCGCAATGTGAGTAGGGGCTGCGTGTCCAGGCGCGGATGAAACGGTCGTAGGTGTCGCCCGGCGCCTTGTACAGGGCCAGGTGGATCACTGCGGCGCCGCCCAGGTGATAGCCTCGATCTCGGCGAGGGTCTCGGCATTGGCGAGCTGCTCTTCCAGCTTGATCTTGTGAGCGATGCAGGCATTGATGGCGTTCTTGCCGTCTGTACCTACCTGCTGGATCTGGGCGGCGGTATGAGGCCGGTAGGCCCAGGTGCCGGTGACGTCCTGGCACCAGAAGGGGGTTGTCCAGTCGTCGGCCAGGCCGGGGAAAAGGGATTCTAAGACAGATGCCTGCAGGTTGCTCTGGTCGGTGAGTTTGGCAGGGTAGCGGTGCTCGGCGCCAAGGGCCGCGGAGATGAAGCCCTCCAGGATTGTGGCATTGCAGGCGCCGGCGATGGCGGCACGGATCACGGTCTTGTCCTGTTGAGGATCGTAAAGACTCGGCATGCCCGAGTCGCTCCAGTCGATGGATTGTCCCTTGAAGGTTTCGTACTGCTCCTGACTGATTTCGATAGCGTCGCCGGGAATCTTCGAGTGCAGCGCGCTGAGATAAAGGCCGCCCGTGGATTGGGATGCGAAGAATTTCATATAGGTCTCCTATCGGCCGATGCTGAGCCAGCCGACCGAGCTTCCGCCGTCGGCATTGGTCACTCGAAAAGTAGCGGTGGTGAGTGGCGCCCCGGAGGTGGTACGACGCACAGAGTCGGTCGAGCCCACGGTGTCGTTGTAGATGCACTGCCATACGCCATAGCAGGCGTTGGGATAGGCAACGGGATAGGTCACGGTCAGTGAGGTGATATTGCTGGCAACGGTTGAGCCCCACTGGAGGATGAAGCCACCGAGCCAGGCCGGGAGGGCGATGTAACCGACGTAGCCGAAGCTGACGGAGAAGCCTGCCCGGAGCTTCATAGGGGTCACGATGGTGGCGTCGTCGGTGCCGGCGTTGACCTGGGCCTGAGTAGCTAGCTTGGCCCAGCCGAGGATGCTCTCGGTGGCCTGTTTCATCACCGAGGTCCACCAGGAGGCAAGCTTCTTCGGCGTCACGGTGGTGGCATCATTGGTACCGGCAGACACTTGCTCTTGTGTAGCCAGCTTGGTCCAGCCGAAAGTGATTTCGCTGGCTTGCTTCATCGCCGCGCCCCACCAGCCGGCAAGTTTTTTGGATGTGATGAAGCGGGTGTCATCGGTCGCCGCGGAGATGTCCACCTCCGTCGCGACCTTGGCTGTCCCCCGAACGGTCTCGCTCGCCTGTTGGGTGGCCGTGTCGACGTATTGCCGGGGGGCCAGGATCACGCTGGGATCGATCTTGAGCTCCACGGCATTGGTGCTGCTGACCACCAGGATCATGCGCAGCACCTGGGTGCGGCCGGAGCCCTCGGCCAGTTGCGGCTTGTAGCTGGGCGGAGTGTTGGCCACGGCGATCAGATTTCCGTCGCTGTCGTACAGGCCCATCTCGCGGATCCAGTTACCGCCGGTGGCCTCGGGGATGACCAGTTCGGCAATGATCTGGCTGGTGTTGCTCGGATCGACGCTCAGGGTGTTGAGGCCGGCGCGATACCACTCGCCGACCAGGGCCGTCTGAGTGCGTGTGGGCGTAGGCACGGCGCCACCGCCATCGCCGACCGCCATCTTGGCGATCTTCAGGGTGGTGTTGAGCGCCGCGGCGTTGGCCAGCTTGGCCTCGCCGATGGCCGTGAGGATGGCGTAGTAGGTCTGGCTCATGGATAGATGCTCAGGGTGTCGAAGGTGTGGGTGCTGCCGGCGCCGAGCAGGGCTTGGCCGCTGACGACGATGGCGTCGGGCTGGTAGGCGTAGACGCTGAGGATCTCGCCCTGGTAGGTCGCGAGGCCGACACCTGCGGTACCGCGGGCTTCCAGGCTGATGGCCAAACCGATCAGGTGCCGGCCGATCGGGCGGGCGTCGTCGATCAGCAGGCTCATGGCCTCGTACATGGTCTCGGTGATGCCGCTGTCGAGTACTCCGACGTCCAGGCGGAAGGTGCCCGGGATGCCGGTCGGGCTCTCCTGCCACCATTCATGAACGCGGATCAGATAGCCCAGAGGCTCCACTACCCGGCGCAGGGCACCGATGGTGCCCTTGTGAGCATGGACGAAGTAGGCGGACTTGATGACCTGGCGCTTGGTGGCCTCGCTCCAGCCGCTATCCCAGCGATCCACCGAGCGGGCCCAGGCCAGGTAGGGCAACAATTCTTCGGGGCAACGGTCGGGGTCGGCCAGGTCGCGCAGCGGGACGGGCACCTCGCCGATGCCGGCCAGCGCCTCGGCGGCTAGGCGTTCCAGCGGGGTACTGTTGGGCGGCAGCAGCGTCTTCATGGTCAGGCGCCCAGGGTGACGCTGCTGGCGGTGCAGTAGGCCGCCTGGGCTTCGGTCGGTGTCAGGTCCTGCCAGTCCTTGAGCTCGACCCAGGCCACCCCGGCGACGTGCAGCGCGGCATCGATGCCGGAGCGCGACACCCGCACGCCGAGGCGGCGCCGCTGGTTGACGTAGGCGGCCAGCTGCTGCCGGGCGGTGGCCAGGATGACTTCGCCCTCGGCACCGGTGTTGGCCAGGTGCAACACGGCCTTGACCTGATACCTGAGGATCTGCGCCGATTGCACGGTCAGGCGATCACCCACCGGGCGCACGTCCTCGTCGTTTAGCGCTCGGCTGACGGTGGCCAGCAACTCGGCCGAGGCGCTGCCGTCGCCCTCCAGGCTCTGTACGGTGACGGTCACCACCGCCGGACTGGGGCTGGTGGCGCTGGCGTCGGCGACCTTTCCGCTGGCGTTGCGCGCATGCAGGATGTAGGCGTTGCGCGGCCCGGCCACGCTGAGGCCCTCCCAGGCCATCTGGACCCGCTCGCGCAGGGCATCGTCCGTCTCCAGCACGGCTGCGGTGGGCGGTAGGGCGTTGGGGTTGGCGGGGCTGACTAACAGGCGAGTGAGGTTGACGCCCGCGGCGATCTGCTCCAGATCGCTACCGCGAGCCTTGGCCAGCATGGTGCCCAGCGCCGCCTCGTTGACGCGCTGGCGCAGCAACAATTCGCGATAGGTGTTTTCTTCGAGCAGCTTGGTCAGCGGCTCGGATTCCAGCGCCAGGCGGGCACGCAGGGCGGCTTGCTCGGCGGTGGGCCAGAGACTGACCAGCCGCTCCTTGCGCGCTTGCAACAGGCTTTCGAAGTCCAGCGGCTCGACCACGCTCGGCGCCGGCAGCTGGCTCAGGTCGATGGGGGTGAAGGTGGTCATGACAGGCCTCCCAGAACCAGCGGCGCACGCAGGCTGACGGCCGCGTCGTTGACGGTGCTGTAGCCCTCCAGCTCGATGAAGGCCTGGCCGGGATGATCGCCCTGGACCAGATCGATATGGGTGAGGTTGAGGCGTGGCTCCCAGCGCAGTAGCGCGATCACCGCGACGGCCTTGGCCTGCAGGCCGAGGGCTCCATTGAGCGGCTGGTCGAGCAGGCGGAACAGGTCGCAACCGTAGTCCCGCCGCATCAGGCGGCTGCCGATGGGCGTGGTGAGGATGTCGGTGACCGATTGCTGCAGGTGCTCGAGGTCGCCCAGGGCCTGGCCGGTGTTGCGATTCATGCGGGTGCTCCTGTCTGGCTGCCGCCGCTCTGGACGCCGCCGTGCTTGTGCTTGACCAGGCTGATGCCGGCCGCCACTACGTCCTGGCTGACGGTGACCTGGCCGGTGACCTTCTGGTTGCCGGTCTGGGTGTAGTCGCCCTGGTGGGTGATGGGGCCGACTATGGTGATTCCCCCGGTACTGGTCAGCTGGGTGACCCCGCCCTCAGGCAACACCGCGCTCAGGCGATGGGCCTGGCTGTCGTACTCGATCACGGCGCCGTCGGGGTAGCTGCGTCTGTGCAGGTCGGCGCGGTCGCCATTGGCCGGCAGCAGCTGGCTGAACAGGCCGCAGAGGACGATGCCCTGGGTGGTCTGGCCGCTGGGGCTGAGCAGCACGACCTGCTCGCCGAGGGTCGGCGGGTCCCACTCGCGGCTGCTGCCGGCGCGCAGGGTCAGCCAGGGCAGCCAGCCGGTCAGCAGTTCGCCGCTCTGCACGCGCACGCGGGCGGGGCGGGGTTCGGTGAGACTGCCGTGGTCCACCGCGGCGATGGTGCCGAGGCGGATCAGGTTCTCGATAAGGCGGGAGAGCGCGGCGAATTCGTTCATGCCGCCAGCATGGCGCTCGCCCGGTCGCCCTGCAGCCGACGGGCGTTGTCGGCGCGCGGCCGACAAGTTCAGGCGGTGCCGATCAGCCGCGCCACGTCCGGATTGGCGGCCAGGAAGGCCTTGAGCTTGTCGACCGGGTCCTCGGCCGCGAAGGCCCTGGGACGATTGACCAGGCGCCAGGCGCTGCCGTCCCAGCGCGGCCACTGGCTGTCCTCCCAGCTGGCAGGCGGCGGCGTTTCCACGCAGCGCGCCGGCAGGAGATAGACGCCGGGATCGAGCGGTGAGGCGTCGGCGACGGTCTCACCCAGGTAGAAGCCGGCGTGGTCGAGCTGATAGACGAGCTTGTCCATGGGCACTCCTTCAGTACTTGATGATGGCCAGCAGGGCTCCTTCGTGAGCAGCTATCGCCCTCACCCCTGACTACGCTTCGGATGCGGCATGGCCAGCGCCACGGCATCGCCGGCGACGCTGGACTGCCATTCGCCGAGGGCGCCGTCGGCCGTGGCGAGCTGCCAGGTGCCGGCGTCTAGGTAGGGGCTGTAGTGCGGCTCGGCGGGGCGGCTCAGCTGGTAGGAGCCGTCCGCCTGGCGCTGGGTCACGACTCTTTCGGTGAGCGGCAGCAGCAGGGTCACGCCGCTCGCCGTCATCTCGAAGCCGATGCCCTGGGCGGCCTGGTCGAGACTGACCAGCAGGTCGGACTGGTTCTCCCGGACCCAGAGCAGCAAGGCCAGGAGCACCAGGTCGACATCGCCGGCGAAGTCGCTGAGGGTCATGCGCAGCTGGTAGGCGTACTCCCAGGACAGGCTGGTGGCGCCGGTGCAGTGCAGCCGGCCCTGGGTGACGGTGAGGGCCAGGCGGTTGGGGTTGTCGTGCAGTTCCGGGATGCTGGCGAGCAGCTGGGCGCGAAGACTAGCGGGTTTGTTCATGCTGGGCCTGCTGCAGGGTGTAGATCTGGTCGACCTGGGCGGCGCAGTCGGCCCACGCCGCCTCCAGGGTGTCGGCGTCGGCGAGCAACTCGCCGTTACTGCGCGGCGCCGTGGCCGGCAGTTGGCAGGGCGTCACCATGGGACAGCCAGTCACGGTAAGCGCCGGCCCCGTCGAGGGTGGGACGCTGGCGCAGCCGACGAGCTGCAGCAGGCAGAGGCTGAGCAGCCCAGGCCTTGAGATCGCGGTTTTCATCTTCGAGCTCCTGCAACCGGCGCCGGCGAAGATCCAGTTCGCGGCGCAGGTCGTGTTGGGTGGTCTGGAGTTGCTGCTGGGCGGCACGTTGTTGGTCCAGCACCTGCTGCAGTTGGCGCAGTTCGGTCTGGGCCGTGCCGGCGGCCTGGCGGGCGCTGTCGCGTTCGGCGCCGACCAGTTGCAGGCGCAATTGCTGGGCATGCAGCAACAGGCCCAGCAGGACGCAGCCGACCAGCAGCGCCAGGGCGCCGAGCAGGCGTGCCGCCAGCAGGTTCATAGCGCCTGCCAGCCGGCGTGGCCGAGCGCCACGCGGTCCAGGTGGCGGGGATCGCCGACCACCACGATGGCCTTGACCCCGGGGCTGGCGCGCTGGATGGTCTCGGCCAGGCGTTCGACGTCTTCCAAGGAAGCACCGGCCGGCAGGACGAAGACGTCGCCGTCGTAGGCGGGGCGCTGCGGGTCGTAGCTCATCGAGCGGACTCCGCTTGGTAGCGGGCGAAGGCGCGCGCCAGCTTGATGTCGTAGAGATTGCGGGCGTAGCCGGGGCCGTTGTAGCCGCGGGCGAAATCCGCCCATTTGCCGGTGCGCAGGGCCTGCAGCAGCCCCGGCTGGGCGCGCAGGAAGCGCACGAAGGCCTCCAACTGCGCGGCCGCGCTGCTCGTCATCCGGGCGACGAAGTCCTGAATGTCGGCATAGTCCAGGGTCTGCCAGTGGTAACCCATGATCTGGAACAGGCCCCAACTGGCCGACTCCAGGGCCAGATTCTCGTCGAGCTGACGCGCCAGGGTGAGCCGTTGCCATTCGCTGGTGCCGTTGCCATAGCCCCCCGGTTGCGGATTGACCAGGTTGGGATAGTCCCGAGCCAACAATTCGGCCGTGGCGCGACCGCGGCGCTCCACCAGGCGGGCGTAGAAGACATGGCGTTCGAAGAGGATCACCGGGCGGCCGTCTTCCAGGAAGCCACTGCCGCGGGATTCGACCTCGGTGACCGCCTGGACGGCCGCCAGGGGAACGGCCAGGGTGGTGGCGGCGTTCTGCAGATCGGCGGGTGCCAACTGGCGGGGATCCGCGGCGCCGCCCAGCGCGGCCAGGGTGCGCGGACCGGCGAGACCGTCCGCCGGCAGGCCGGCCCGCTGCTGGAAAGCCTGGACGGCGGCCAGGGTCGTTGCGTCGAAGGTGCCGCTGGCGACGAGCGCGAAACCCTGGGCGGCCAAGGCCTGCTGCAGGGCTTGCACCGCCGGGCCCTGGTCGCCCTGGCGCAGTGACGTGGCCGCACTCATTGCAGATCCACCTTGCGGTCGAGATAGCGATCGGCCAGCTTGCGTACCCCTTCGACGCCGAGCAGGCCGATGACCCCGCCGAAGAAGGGCGCCGTGGTGCTGGACAGGCTGAATAGTTCGAAGCCGCCACAGGCGCTAACGGTGATCAGGCCGCACAGCGGGGCCTCCAGCAGCATCTGGCGCCAGGTGCCGCCACCGTAGGCGACGCGCAGGGCCGCGACGCCCGTGCCGATCAGGCCGGCATAGAAGGAAGGCCAGTGGTCCTGGAACCAGGCGATCAGGAAGGCCCAGGTATCGGGACGGTCGGGCATGTCGGGTTTCTCGCGCATGGGATCAATCCCAGAGGTTCACCGGCTGTTGCACGGCGGTGCCGGCGGTGGCCGTGGTGGGTACGTCTGGCAGGGTGACGGGGGTGCCAATGGGCAGGACCGGGCCGAGTTCGGCCAGGCCTGGGTTGTAGTCGAGGGCGGCCTCGGTGACGCCGCGGGTGTAGCCGTAGTGCCGCAGGCAAACGAGATCAAGGGTGTCGCCTTGTTGGGCACGCAGAACGGTGGTCATCAGCGCAGCTCCTCGGGACGCGGCCGGTTCGGGTGGGAGAACGGGCCGGGGGATGGGGTGGGATCGACGGTGCCGGTGGTCTCGCGGCATCGGGACGAAGGTTTTAGGCATGGTCGAACGACAGCCACAGCGCGACAACGCGCGGGGGTTGTAGGTCTGAGGGGGACAAGCAGCAGCACGAGGGGTAGTTCCGGGTGTAAACCAAAGGATTACACTTTGTCGACGGCTGAGACCTTCAAGCACAAGGGCCGGAAGACTTCTTCGATACCGGCAGGGTATCCAGGGGGCCCATGCGAAGCGGCTAGGCCTGGTGCTGGGGGTACTGGATCAGGCTGCGACGCCTGAAGAGATCGATATGCCTGGGTTTCGCCTGCATCCGCTCAAGGGCAACCTGGCCGGCTATTGGTCACTGTCCATCAGTGGCAACTGGCGGGTGATCTTTCGCTTCGACGGCGCCGACACCGAATGGCTCGACTATCTCGACTACCACAAGGAGGCTCATGGCCATGCACAACCCCCCCGCATCCCGGCGCCGTTCTGCAGACGGTGCTCGAGGAAACCCCGATCAAGATCGCCGAGGCCGCGCGCCGACTGCATTTCAGCCGCGTCTACCTGTCCGGCGTGGTACACGGCCGCAAGCCGATCCGCGCCGACCTCGCTGTGCGCCTAGAGCGTGCCGGTCTGTCCACCGCGCGTTTCTGGCTGTCGATGCAGGCTGCCTACGACCAGTGGCAGGCCGAACAGGCCGAGCAGCCGGCGGTCGAGCGCATCGCCGCCAACTGA